GTTTCTTGTAACTGATTATCTAAATAGAATGACAATACATCTCCTACGTATGACGCCATTTCTATAAAAAGTGATCCAGGCGAAGCTTGTGTAAAGTCATTATATGAGTTAGGGTAATACGCCTTAGCGTAAGCGATCAAATCAGACTTGAAAGTTCCAAAGTCCTTATTTAGGTATTTTATATCAGTTGATTGTGGCATATTAAGCGCTAATTATATTTACTTTTACGTTGTCTGTGTCATTAGTATTCTTAAGTCTATAACTAAACTCGATGTTTATAGAGTTTCTGTCTGTGTTACTATAAACAGACAAGTTAACAATTTCTATATTAGGAAAGTTATATTCTATTTTAGATCGTATCATAATTTCCATATCCTCTGCAGTAGTAGAAGATATTTGTTCAAATATATAATTCCTTAGTCCTAATCCAAAATTAGGATTAAATGGTCGCTCTCTTGTATTAGTTAGTATGTAGTTTATTAAGTTATACTTCGTCTGTTCTTTTGTTGTATAAACTGTAGTAAATACATTTTCCGCAGAAAAAGGTATCTTAACTCCTATTCCTGTAGAAGATCTAAGATCTAACGGTGATATATAAGACGCTCCGTATGACATTATTATATATTCATTTTTTTCATAAGGCTTGAGTAATCTGGAACTGTATTTATTTCTATTGCCTCAATGTTAGAACTCTTTCTTGCGTTCTTTAACATGTCATCAACTGTTCCAGATTTTACCTCATTAGGCTGAAAGAAATCCATTGTGTTAACTGAACGAGTATTACCAAAAGAACTAACGTCATTACTTGTAAATGACATCGCTGTCTCATTTAGTAAACTAGAGAATGGATTTGACTGATCAAATACCTTCATAGGAGATTTTTTAACTTTCTTTTCTATAGACTGTTGGTAACTCTCAACAGGTCGCTTGTTTTCTTTTAAGACGCTATTTATCTCTTCACGAATAACCTTTCTAACCTCCTCTCTAATAAGTGCCTTAAGTTTATCTATTGCAGCCATATTATATAAATATTGATTAGGAATTTTTTAATTTCTTTATTTCTTCGTCTATATCTTTTATTTTTTTAACTGCCAATAACTTTGCCGCTATTGTTGGAGCCAGTACTAATGCCGCTTTCCATTTATTTTTCTCCGCAGTTAGTTCTTCTATTTTGAGATTATTAGTCTCTTTTTGAGTTTTATTTATTATATTGTTAGTATACTTTCCTTCTGGATCTTCTTTTTTTAGCGATTCAACTAGACTGTTGTTGTTTTGTATTCTTGCACGTCTTATTCTCTTTCTTAATACCTTTCCTCCTGGAAGTTTATTAACAAACGCGTTTAGTCCAATACCTACATCATCATTTTCATTATCTGGTGGATCTAATGTTGCGTCATCAGATACATTATAGTCTATCGTCATATCTAAATCATCGTCATATAAATAACTCTTAACTTCGCTTATGAGTTCTTCTTCTAATACAGTGTAATCTAGTAGTGACGTATTTTTTATTAGTCCTTTTGAAAAAAGGTTTTGTTTAACTTCAGCGACTATTATTGAATCTAAACTAGCGTAGGTTGGTGAAGAAGATACTACTACAATTCCTTTGTTATTTAGCGCTACTCCATATCTTCTATTAAGATTAAAAGATTCTTCAATTACTTCTTCAGTTACTATTTGAATTGTATATTCTCCAACTATTCTGTTATAAGAGTTTTGTGTCTTGTTATCTTTATTCTTTATAAATCTGTTTATATCATCTAAAGATGATTCCATTGCCGTAACTTGATCCTTGAGATCAGCCAATATACTTGGGTCTACTCTTTTACACGTTTCTAAATTTGCGATTAATGTTCTCAGTTTACTTATTAATACTTCTAACTCAATAGCGATAGAGGTTAAAGCGTCGTATATAATAAAAAATAGATACGCTAATTGAGAAAGTCGCTTTTCAAAATTATCAATAATTTGCGCAAACGTTTTTTTACCTTCTTCAATAGTTGAAACTACTCCAAGTGTTACTGTAAGCGCTGGAGCTGGATTAAGATTAAAAAACTTAATTATTTTTTTCGCTACTCTAATAAATAATAGTATTATTCTAGTTATAAAACTAAGAGTGTTTACTATAGACAATACGTTTTTTATTATTAGATTTATCTTTTGTAAAGTTCCTATTAGATTTCTTAAAAATGGTATGGCTTGTGCTGGATTTAACCACTTTTGAATTCTTTCTATTATTGACTGAGATTGTTTTTGTATACTATTTGGTAATAATCTAAGAACATCAGCAGGTGACTCGAATCCTTGTATAGCGATACAAACCACTTTTATTTTATCAATAGTGTTTATTATCTTTTGATATTCGCTTATAGGAATTTGTCTGTAATCTGTCCACTGATTTAGATATTGTATTTTGTCTTCTATTTTAGGTAATACCGCTTTAAGTTGTGGAAGTAATTCAGTTAATGTAGAACTATTAACTGAGTATCCTGATAGATTAGAAACTTCGTTAAGTTCTGGAGAAATTATTTTTATTAACTCATCAAATTCAGATTTTATTAGTCCTATCTTTTTGAAGACATTCTTTTGTTTTTTTATTTCAGCAGAATCAAAAACACCATTTTGAGTATTTACTTGTGGATCATCTTCAGATATTGCGCCTCCTAAATCATTCTTATCAGCGTATTCAATACCTCCATCTATTATGTCTTGTATTTTATATGCGGCTTTTTTTACTTTCCATACAGACTGTTCGGCAAAAGATAGTTCACTTAATTCTTCTTTTGTTAGTTTTGGATTAAATGTATTTTTAAGTTTTACATTACTTAAAGTATAATTAATAAGATCACAATAATCTATACTAATAATCTCATCTATTACGTTATTTATTCCGTAATCTAGAGGATTCTTAATAATAGTTTTTATTGTTGTCCTATTTTTATCTTTATCTAAACTAGGTTTTCCATACATTATTTGATTAAACCCAGTTTCAAATTTCCTAACACCCTTTTGCGCTAACAATATGACAGCCTCTAAACCTTTAGGTCCACCCGCTTTTATAGTCGCAGCCCTAACCTGTGACTTAGTTTCTCTAACGATACTTTTATCTATCGTTGTTTGGTAACCTATCGCTGGTTTATCTCTACTCATCTAGTATAAGTTGTTTTAGACAGCACTTTAGAATCAAGCTGCTCATCTACTTCGATATATGACTTTAATTGTTCTGATTTAGACGCTAAAATATCACCAACATCTACAAGTTTAGACACTAAATCACCTATGTTTGATTCGCCTACTCCTCCTAAAATTACTCCACATCTATTTACATTATTAAGAAATTCAACTAATTCTAATATAAATTTTCTTCCTAATATTACAGGTTCACCAATACTCTTTGCACTGTGTCCTAACTCAACAATAGGAGAATCTACAATAACTGTATCGTTACTGTTAATATGTACTTGTGCAGGAGTAGAAATTATCACCGCTCTTTTTCCGAAAATAACTGCTGAATCATTTTTCGCATAAATGTGTACCCTGTCAGAAGACACTACTATTTGTTTACCACTATATGGAAATTCAGGAATATACATCAGCTCATTTTTTCATCGATTGTTTATCTTGCTCAATTCTCGAATTATTATAACTAGAAAAATCTGGCTTATTAATAACGTTTGAGTAATTTTTTGTAGAAAAGCCTTGATTTTGATTGTTAGTGTCGTTATTTCTTACCCTATCTAAAAGACTATATCTATCAAAAGATCTTAATGGAAAAGAGGATTGATCTTCTATTGGTATTTGTTGTCCTGACATAAGCCATATACCACAATCGTCAGAATTAAAATCTTCAGTTACACTAGAAAATTTATCACTTTGTGATTCATTTTGTCCATTTCTAATTATAGTTATTGGACTGTTATAGTTATCTGAATTAGACCATTTATTTAAACTCTTTGCGCCATTTACTGTACTTCCAAATCTTATAGACTGTCCAAATCTTCCCTCAAAAACTGTATCACCTTCAAATAGTCTCAAAGATTTTACATCTTCTAATTCTTTTATAGTATTTCCTAACGGTAAATCAGGAATATCTTTAGAGTTTTTTCCATTATATCCTGGGATAGTAGAATACTTTTTTAAATAATCAGAGTACTCTTTTAAATTAGGAAATGCGTTATGATTAACAGAATTCCATAAAGAATACGGAGGAAAATAATAGTATCCCTGTTTTTCTACGCTATCATTAAGATTCGAATCCGGACCTGGAACTATCAAAACTATTTCAGATATTAGAGGTAGTTGTTTTACTGCTGAAAATATAGGATACGCATCTTGATATGAATTATTCGCCTTAGAAATGTTAATGTTTGTATAAAGCGTTTCATACGATATTTTTCCTATGTCTGAAGGATACACATAGTTTGGATCTTTTTTACCATCGTAAAGATATTCCCCTAATACTATACTCTTAACTCTTCCCACTATAAAATAGGAACCAATAGATTTACCTCTACTCCCATCTGTACCTTGAGAAAAGATATAATCCATTAGTTAGATATTTTTTTTATATCTCTAGATGCTACCTCATTAAATAGTTGTTCTATATCTTTATCTGTAAGAATACTGTCGTCTTGCTGAGCACCAGGCAATTTCTTTTCTTGCGCTTGTTTAAACAACTGTATAATTTTTACTAGAGTTTCATCATTTTTTAGATTAGTATCTAGTAAATCCTTTATCAAAGGAATAATAACGATCGCATCTCCTGGAGAACCTATAAAAGTAGAAAGCGAATCTATTTTATCTAATATGTTTACCCTGTTTTCTCCTTGTTTTTCGTAAACTTCTTTTATTAGATCAGATATAGTTTTCTGATCAAATATTTTTTTTTCTAGTTCCATAGTTATATTATTCAATAACTATAAATATCGTAGGCCTTTATTTTGTCCATTTCTTCCAATAACATTGTTTTGTAATAAGTCTTAAATTTCTTTATTACCTTTGTTATGGTGTTAGTAGATGCTCCAGTCATTTCTTTTGCGCAATAGAATATAAGTTTTTTATTCACTGACTCCATATCTTTCGCTTTTTTGAATATTTCCAAAAGAGATATAGCGACCTTTATATCTGATTCCTCAGTGAAAATATCTAAACACTTTAAATCCATCTCATCTAAAAATCTGTAAAACAACTCATCTTTATCTACCTCTATTTCAGATTTTTTTTCTATAAGCGTATCGACAGTAGTTTCATCATTATGAATTTCTGACAATTCAACTTTAGATACGAGTTTCTTATAGTTTTTTTGATTATAAGATATTAGATATCGCTTTGTTATAGTCCCAAAGTACGAGTACGCTTTACCTTTTGACTGATCGTATAGGTGTATTTTTTGTAAAAGAAAAGATATAACTTCATATTTCAAATCTTCTATAGAATTTGTATCTATGTAGTAAAATTTGAATGAGTGAATAATATTTTCCGCTAGTTTGTAAAAAGCGTGATGTATCTTTGTCCTGTATATTTCATTTCTTATGTATTCTGAATTTTCATTTCTCCATTTGAGGATCATATCCTCAGTCTCTTGAGTGAAATAGGTGTTTTTCTTTTTCTCTTTACGTCTTCTAATTGTACCTTTCTTAGTTAATTTCACGTCCTCTTCCAAAAACACTTCGTTATTTGTCATATTATGCGTTTTCCTCGTATTGATCTAGTATTGATTTTAGTGACTTAATTTTTTCAAACATCTCATTCATTTCAGGATCAGAGTTTACCCACATAGTCATCTCGATTTTGTTTACTATCTCTGAAAACTGTTTTGACATTGCCAAAAAATCTCTAACAAATAGTCTTTGGTTGACTATTATATTTTCCATTTTTGTATTCTTTGTGTACAAGTTATATACGACAAATAACAATGGAATAATTACCCATATTGCGATTGTTATAATCAACGTGTTTAACATATTATTTACTGTTTACAATTACCGTTCTCGCTTGATTAAGTATAAGCGCAATGTTTGATTTCATTTTTGTATCCCAATGAAAATAGTGATTATTTTCTTCATCACACATTGCGTTATATAATTTTATAGCCAAGTACTCATTCTCTGATACGTCTATTTTTTCTTGTTGTAAAATAAATAGAGCCTTGTCTGAATACTTCATATTATAATGATATGGGTTATGAGCGTATATGATACCTCTATTTTTTATTTCCCATTCATTCTTATTTGGTAGATAGTAAGGCTGATCGTTAGTTCCAATCTTAGCGACTTCAGAAAATATCGCTGAGAAAACCAGTTCCTCAGTTGTATGATACTTTTCTGTAGAGAAATTTTCCCATACTCTTTCCAAGACAACAGCACAATGAATTATTTTGTTTACTGTTGTTATGTATCCACCTGCGTATGCACCCGGTGCACCTAAAACTAGGTTATATGGTGAAGATGATAGAGTAATTTCTCTTTTACCAAAAAAAGATTTTACTTGTTCAGCTCTAGTTGGGCTGAGATACTTATTAATAACATCTACAAATTTACCGTATTCCTTCAAAGACTGTTCAAGTGTTAAATCTGACATAACTATTAATTAAATTCTTCGGTTTCATTTGATATGAGTACTTCTAACTCAGCCACTCTTGTTCTTATTAAATTTATCTGTTGTAAGAACTGTTCTCTATCAGTTGGTCTACTCAAACTATTCTCTAATCCAATTAGACCAATTTTAATATTCTCTATCTTTTTTTCTACTACTAGTTTTTGTCTCATAAAACAATTTGTTTAATTTTTTCTATAATACCATCATGGTTAATTACTCCAATTCCAACTGTATCATTAGTAAAGTTTACAGGAGTAAATGTTTCGTTGTAATTATTACAAATATAAATTATTCCACTACCTTTATTAAATTTATCATTAAAGTAACTGAAATTATTTAACATTATTATTGGATACTTTTGAGTATTTAGTCCATCTTCTAGTGCGTCACACGCACTATCTGTACTTGCGCAGTATTTCTTTACTAAATTGATATCTTTTCCAACTATTATTTTTTCTATTTCTTTTGTTACACTTGTACAGTTTCCACAACCTTCTAGTGCATAAATTTTAATCTGTTTCATGTTTACTTTTTTCTAAGTTATCTTCTATAATGTTTAATATTTCAGTCCAAGATTTCTTCTGTTCTTCAGTATAACTTTCCCATTCTAAATTTAGAAAAGCGTATACAGTTTCTAGTTCTTTTTCAGTTAGGTTAATATCTTCCATAAGTACTCTATATTAATAACTATTACTAGGTTAGTTATTTAGTTATTATTTGTATTGTGTTTCTTTTTCCTGAGTGATCAGCAAAGTAAAACGACCCCCTAAGGGGTAGCGGGGTCAGACTACCAAAATCTCTGCATTCTTTTTATTATACAGAGAGAACCAGCAAAACAATAACAACTCTGTTTGTGTTAAACACTCAGGTTTGTTATAACCTTTATGTCACGTTACTCTTGTAGGATGATGACTTTCCTACTTATACAACAAATATATAACACAGTATGATAATAAAGAAATTTGATTTTTAAGTGATATAATAAATTATAGGCACTTTATAGAAATTTTTTTATTGTATTAAAATTAGTATTATATTTGATTAATATGGAAAATAAGGAATTTGTTTTAGGCGTATTAGAAGCGGTACTAGGAAAGGGAGATCGTTCTAAGTCTGACAATGTTGAATTCAATTGTCCTATATGTGGTCACCATAAAAAGAAACTTGTAGTAAACATATCCACTGGAAAGTATAATTGTTGGACCTGTTTTCCTAAAACTTCTGGTGGAAATCCCGTATCTTTACTTAAAAAAATAAACGCTAGTAAAGAGGCGATAACAGAGATGAGAGGGTACTTCAAGGATTACCATCACTCTGAAGAATTACAAGAAGATATAGTCGTTAAATTGCCTAAAGAGTACGTACAACTTAGTACAGCTGATGAAAATAAACTTGAAATACGTAGAGCGATTGCGTATCTTGATAAACGCGGAATAGGAAAGCACGACATAATGAAGTATGGTATAGGATACTGTGAAAATGGAAAATACAGAGGAAGAATTATAGTTCCTTCATACAATAGTGTATGTTCGTTGAATTACTTTATCGCTAGGGCTATCAGTGAAGGAACAAGAAAGTATGACGCACCCATTTGTAAAAAGAGCGAAGTTGTTGGATTTGAAAATCTTATAAATTGGAATACTCCTGTTATCCTATGCGAAGGCGCTTTTGACGCAATCGCGCTAAAAAGAAATGCCATTCCGTTATTTGGTAAAACTATTCCGCTTGCCGTAATGAAAAGACTTATAAGTAACGATGTTAAGACAATATATCTTGCGTTAGATCGTGATGCGTTAAAAGAGGCATCGGCCTCAGCTGAAGAACTTATGAAATATGGAAAAGAGGTTTACCTTATTGACTTAGAAAAAGGAGATCCTTCTGAAATAGGATTTAAAGAAATTACTACTCTACTTCACACCGCAAAACCGCTTACTTTCGAAACATTGTTTGGATTAAAAATGAAAACTGTATTTAAATGAGAACTAAATTATTCCACGTTAGTGATATCCATTTACGTAATTTTAAGAGGCATGAAGAGTACAAAAGAGCATTCAAAAACTTGTATAAACATATTTCAGATACCATTACTCAAGATGATATTATAGTATTAACAGGAGATATAGTTCACAGTAAAACTGATGTTACTCCTGAGTTGTATAACGAGGTTCAGTTGTTTTTAAAGACACTGTGTAGAATTGGTAAAGTAGTTCTTATACCTGGAAATCATGATGCCAATCTCGCTAACTCAAACAGACTGGATGCGCTTACTCCTATAGTAAACGCTATGAATGAAAAAAATCTAATCTATCTAAAAGATACTTGCGTTAAAACAATAAATGACATAGATTTCTATCATTGGTCAGTATTTGACGACAAATCAAAGTGGATATCTCCATCAGGAAATAGAAAAAAAGTGTGTTTGTATCATGGACTAGTTAATGCCGCTAAAAATGATTCAGGATATCAGATGTTTTCTGATTATGTAAAAGTATCAGACTTTAAAGGGTTTGATTTAGTATTATTAGGAGATATTCATACCTACCAATACTTAAATGAAGAAAAAACAATAGCGTACGCTTCATCATTAATTCAACAAAATCATGGCGAGTCTGTAAATGGACATGGAATACTTGTATGGGACGTAATGTCTGGTGCATCTGAATTTGTAGAGATAGCGAATAATACTGCCTATGTAACAATTGACGTAGAAAATGGAGTTCCTACTAACTTACCTGATGTATGGTATGAAAACACATATTTAAGGGTAAGATATAAGTCTACAAGTCAAGAAGATCTTAAGTCTGTTATGAGATCTATAAAAGAAAAGACTAATGTATTAGAACAATCTTTGACTAGGGTAAAGGCTACTGATATATACGATAAACAAATTAAACATTCTCAAGGAGTTGATTTTAGATTACTCGAGTCTCAAACTAAGTATATAACAGGATACCTTGAAGAAGTGTATGATCTACCAAAATCAGACATAGAAGAGATATCTGAAATAAATAAACGAATAAACGCAAAACTCATACAGAAAGACAGTCCTAGGAACACTGTATGGAGCCCAAAGCGATTTGATTTTGAGAATTTATTTGGATATAAAGGAAAAAATCATATAGATTTTTCTAATATGGAAGGCACTTATGGATTATTTGCGCCTAACGCCTCAGGAAAATCCACGTTGTTAGACTCGATAACTTATTGTTTATTTGACAAGTGTTCAAAGACTTCGAAAGCCAACGAAGTTATGAATAACAGTAGCGATACATTCTATTGTAAGTTTTCTTTTTTATTAAACGACTTAGAGTATTGTATAGAAAGAAACGGTAAGAAAAATAAAAATGGAGGAGTAAGAGTAGAGGTAGATTTTTACTATTTTAATGATTTAGGAGAAAAAATATCACTAAATGGAAAAGAGAGAACTGATACTAACGCAAATATAAGAAACATAATAGGATCTTATGAAGATTTTATTCTCACTTCTTTTTCTACTCAAACAGGTAACGCATCTTTTATAGACATTGGACAAAGAGAGCGAAAAGACTTACTATGTCAGTTTATGGATTTGAATGTTTTTGAGGATCTCTACTCTATTGCGAACGAAGACGCAAAAGAAATTCAGTATGTCCTAAAAGATATAGAAAAAAAGGATTGGTATTCACATAAATTAGAATTTGAAAATAATCTATCTAAAAAAGAGGTAGATATAGAAAAAATAATCGAAAAAAGGGACGCCATAAAATTAGATTTAGAAAAGTTAGACGAAAAATTAACAGATCTAAGCCAAAAATTACAGCCTGTAGACAAAACATTAGCGGGATTTGATAGAAAAAAAGCGGATAACACGATATCTTCACTTAATAGCGAAATAGAAAAAATAGAAAGCGAAATAACTAAAAATATTTCATTATTTGAGAGTGAAAACAACACATTGTCACAATACAAATCACAGCTACTCAAATATGATCTAGAAAATATACAATCGAAGTTACAAGAATTGAGTTTATGTAATTCACAATTACAAAAAATAGAACTAAAACTAAAAAAACAAGTTACAATCCATGAGGGTAACCAACAAAAGATGGAAAAACTCAAAGATTTACGGTATGATGAAAACTGTAAATTTTGTATGGATAATGTGTTTGTAAAAGACGCAATAGAGACAAAAGGAAAGATAAAACAAGAAGAGTTAGAAATAGAAAACACTAATCAAGAGATAGAAACACTAAAAACTACAATAAGTTCTCTAAAAGAGTATGAAGAATTCAAAAAATCTTATGACGAACTTGAAAAACTTATAAACACTAAGAGTATATCAACTCTAAAAATAGATAACACGATAAAAGACTTAAATACTAAGAAAGAAAAGAGGTTAGCGGAAGTGTCATCAACTCGAGATCTTATAGAAAGATATGTTGAACAAGAAAAAACTATAAAAGAAAATGATGTGGTTTATTTAGAGATTGATAGCGCAAAATCTCTTCAAAAAGAGTACAAATCAAAATATGAAAAGGCGTCTGATGAATATACAAACGAACAAGTCGCAAAAAGCGTATTAGAAAATAGTATAAAAGAGTGCGCAACCGCAATAGAAAAAGTAGCCGACTACCAAAAGAAAAGTAAACTCTATAAACATTATTTGGAGTCCATACACAGAGACGGAATTCCTCATATGTTAATTTCAAAGACACTTCCACAAATTGAAGAAGAGGTTAACAGTATACTTTCTCAGTTAGTTGATTTTAAAGTTATACTCATGTCTGACAGTAAAAACATAAATGGATATATCGCATACTCAAATGATAGATATTGGGGTATTGAACTCGTATCTGGAATGGAGAAATTTATAGCGTCATTGGCCATAAGATGCGCTTTGATATCTGTATCATCATTACCTAGACCAAATTTTTTGTGGATTGATGAAGGATTTGGATCACTTGATAAAGAAAACCTAAACTCGGTAGTTTCTTTATTGGAGTATTTAAAAACTCAGTTTCAGTTCACTGCAATAATTAGCCATATAGAAAACATGAAAGACATGGTTGATGAGATTATTGAAATATCAAAGGTAGAAGGCGTTTCTAAAATACAATACTCATAAAACACATATTTATATTTAAACAATATTTATGGGATACACAGTCCTATTACCAGGCGGATTTAAACCACCACATGGGAAACACTACCAACTCGCAAAAAATTACGCTGGTTTAGATACAGTTGATAAAGTCTTGGTTATAATAGGACCAAAAGACAGGGATGGAGTATCTAGAAAAGATAGTATGGATGTATGGAAGATACTTATAAAGAATGATCCAAAAATAAAACCAATAGAAACAGAAAATAATAACCCTTTACAATCAGCTTTTCAATATGTAGAAAAAGAGAGGAAAGGAGATTTTATTTTGGCAGCCGGAATAAAAGATGACGATCAAAGGCGAGTTAGAGATTTTATGACTGCGTTTTCACCTGGAAGTAAATACTATATTCAAGGCGTAACTCCACATACTTTACCAAATGACGAATTGGAAAAGGTAACAAAGGAGATGCATTATAGTGGTAGAAATGATGAATTTGAAGGTAAACCATTTAGTGCCACTGCACTAAGACGTGATATACTTAATGATGATTTTGAAAACTTTAAAACTAATTACCCAAATGTACCTTCTTCAGATGTAAAAAAAATTTGGAATATACTCCAAGGTAAAGTGGTTCCTGAACAACCTAAGACAAAAAAAAAGGGACAAGTGAAAGAACATATAGCGGATATTATATATAGAAACGCATTTAATAGACTGGCGTTTATTCACATATTGACTGAAGGTGGAAATATTTTTAAAAACGATGATGAAGTTGGATCTTCAGCCACACAAAAAATTAAACAGGCAGATATAGATCCTACTCTTGAATGGTTAGAAAAAGTTATAAATACCGCTGCTGAAAATAGATTAGGTATAAAAGATTTAGGATTAGATTTAGTAAACAATAAGTTAGGTTCCGCTGGAAAAAAAGACGAAAGTGGAGATATAGATATTTCAGTTGATCCCAGTAAATTAACATTCGATGATAACATTCTTCCTAAAGAGATGTTAATTCTTTTGTTACAAGACGCTGGATATAAAACTCGTGAAATTAAAAAAAATAGAAGCGATAATCCTTCAAAAGTATATGACATCGCTAAAACTGGAGATCAAGTTCATCTTAAAACTCCAATATTAGGAGATGATAAAAAAGGCTATGTTCAAACTGACTTTATGTTTGGAGAACCTAAATGGATGAAGTTCGCTAAAGACGCTCCTAACCCAAAGGACTCAAAATATGGTGGAGTTCATCGTGCAATGATGATATATAGCGTAGCGAACGCAAAAGGATACAAGTTTTCTCCAGATAAAGGTATACAAAAGCGAGATAGTGGAGAACAGTTTATATCTGATCCAGAAGAAATAGCGAAACTACTTTTAGGACCAGGCAAAACTCCTGATGATTTTTATAGCGTAGAAACCATAGTATCTGCGATAAAGGATCAACCTAATTATGAAGAAATGGTAAAAGACGCTAGAACTGGAGGAAAATACGAATTTGAGAAATATGGCGCTACATTTGATGATGGATTAAGCGGTGACGATAAAGTAGTAAACGAAGTACTTTTAAAAATATTAACAAATCACATAATAAAAGAGTCTATGAGAGGAGCGTCAGGCATTGAACATATAGAGGATTTTGTTTATTCTGATGGTAAAGACGGAGCAAAGAAATCTTTAGAAATGTTTGATAAGATAATAAAAGATCCTTCATTGGTTGCGGTAAAATGGGATGGTTCTCCATCGGTAATATTTGGGGTTGATCCACAAGGTAATTTTGTATTCACTGATAAACACGACAAAAATTTGTCTAAGAGCCCAGAAGAATTAAAAAATCTGTATCAAGGGAGATTAGATAGAAAAATGCAGAGTAACAATCCACCAACTGAAAAAGAAATAGAGAGTTACAATAGACTTATAGGTAAAATGATGTCTAATTATGAGACAGTAAAATCAGCGTGGCCTAAAGGTCTAGTTGGATTGTTTACAGGGGATTTGATGTATACAAAAAATAATGAAGAAGGCGCTGGTGATAAGGGTGCTTTGTCATTCAAAGATGGAAAATATTCATTTAAGCCAAATGAAGTGCAGTATAACGTTCCAAAAAATGATCCAAGATATGGAGAGGCTATAGGCAAAAGTAAGATAGGCATAATTCCACATAGTTATAGAAATGGAGATACATATATCAGTCAACTATCTTCAAAAGATGAGCCGCTAAAAAAACTTATGTCTGGAAAAGGAGATGATCTTGTAATATTTTCACCTGATAATCCAAAATCTATAAAACTTGATCAAAGTTTATACTCAGCAGCGAAACAAGCGGTTTCTGACGCAAAAGATGTGGATGTATTAATTAAGCCCGATAAAATGGCGAATTACAATAAACTGATGTATTCGTTTACTAATTCTATGTTAGATAAGCCAAATGATTTGGGATACGATGAGTTTGTTAAGTATTTGGAGAATCAAAGTATTAAGCCTGATAAAAAAAATGAGATATTACAGTTCACTGCAAATAATAAAAACGCAGTTGATCAAATATTTAATGTCGTAAAATCAATTCAGGCGCTAAAAAATAATCTTATAAAAGTGTTAGATTCTCAAAGTTTGGGTTTACCAGCGAGTATTAATGGAAACGAAGGTGGAGAAGGTTATGTGATCTCTGATCAAGGTAGTGGAGGAATAGGACAAGCGAAACTAGTGAATAGAGGAGTATTTACTGCGGCAAATAAGGCATCACACGCAAAAAAATAGACCATGAACGATTTAGAAAAGATAAAAATAATAAAAGACTTTATAAAGAGGACCTATATGGATCTCGGTATAAAGAGCGCTCCTGAAATTATTATTACAAATGACAAAAAATGGTGTCAAACTCACAGATCATTTGGATCTTATGAACCATCTACATCAAAAATAACCGTTTACTTAGGAAACAGGAATTTGGCTGATTTTTTGAGAACCTTAGGACACGAACTTGTTCACCATTATCAAAAAGAAAACGATTTATTATATCAAGACTCTGGAGAAACAGGATCTGAAATAGAAAATGAGGCAAATTCAAAGGCTGGAGTATTATTGAGAAATTACGGAAAAATAAATAACGCTATTTACGAAAATAAACAATATAAATAATGCACAAGGAATCAAGTTTATATAGAGAATTCAGATCAAAGGATGTTAACAGAATGAGAAATCTTATATCTGGTAAATCTGGAGATAAAACAGAAACTTCTACTGGTTATGAATCATCTGAAGAAACTCGCAATGAAGGTGATGTATGGGAAGACGTTTGGGGTAAAACCTGGACAATAAAAAATGGAATAAAGCGAACTGTAACAAAGAATAATCGACTAAAAGAATTAGCGATATTGCCTATGAGTTGTCCTAATTGCGGAAATCTCATGAAAGCGAACGATTTGAATAAAAAAATGTGGGCAATTCATCGCGAATGTTTTGATTGCACTATAACTCGTGAAACTCGACTCAAATCTGAAGGTAAGTGGGAAGAGTATGAACGTTCTCAAATGACGGCAAATATAAAAACAAGTTTAGAGGATTTTGAAGCCGCAATCGATCAATGGTATTCAGAAAATGACACATTTGTTACTGAGGCTGGAGATATCGAAACATGGTCAGGTGGAGATAAGTCAAAGATATACGAGGAGATAAAGTCAAATATCAAAAATATAAATCAATCTAATATTTATAAGTAAAAATTAATCGCTATGCCATTTAATAAGATGCAAGATAATAAAAAGACTAAAAAACAGACAATAGAGGGTTCTTTAGGTGAGGTATATATAGTTGAACAACCTTATGATGGTTGCCAAGTAGGACAACTTGTTACTAAAACAAGTCCAATTACAGGTGTTGATCCAGAACGTCAACAAAATGTAGCCGCAGTATTCCCTAGTATGGAAATGGCTCAATCTTTTGCCGAAGGATTGTATACAGAGTATTGTATGAAAAAAGAGGCACTAGAAGAGAAAAAGAATAAGGTAACAGAGGCATTAAAGAAAACGCTAGGTGAACTCGAAAAAAGAAGAAGTGGTGTTATGGAAACTATAAAAGAAAACCCTATGCGTGCTAAAGAGTCAAGGCATACTATAGCGCAATTAACAGAAAAGATAGATGAACTCATGACAAAATTAGAGAGGATTGAATTGTCTAAAGAAAATTTAGAAAAAGGTAAAGATAAACTAAAAGATAAAAAGAAATAACAAATAAACACTAATCTATGAACCAAATGGGGTTATTTATTGGAACACTTATGCAGTCTAGAAATCAGGCGCATATATTCCACCTTCAGGCAACTGGAGAAGGCTCATATGCAGCGCATAAAGCGCTA